TTAATAAAAATTAATTTTATCATCTTCAAGTAACTTACCTTTATTGTACTTGTCATTAACATTAATTTCAGTATAGGCATATGGCAAATCTTTATAATAAAATTCGATTTTTATATTGTTAAATTGACGTCCATACATGCCTCTATCGTTTATAAAGTTACTTGATACATATTCTTCATAACCTTTAAAAATATCTTTTTCATCGTTAAATTCAGCAGCACCTTTAAATTCTCCTTTTAGATATACAATTATGTTTACATTAGGTTTTTCAATATTTCTAGAATCAACTTGAGTAGTGACTTCATATTTTTTTACATCTTCTCCACTGTGTACATTTAAATTATGTATTGATCTAGATATATGTTGTTTAATACTAGCGTCTAATTCAGTTTTGTCTTCATAATTATTACTCTTTTCAAAATTAGAATTTTCTTCATAACTATTATTATTTTCTTTATCTTTATCATAGTCTTCAGATAACTCATTCGCTCTATCATCATATAAATTCCTAGCTGATTTAGGCAAGTTATAAACTTCATCACTAGATAAGTTTTTTATTTCTTTATCACTCATTTTTTCTATATCTTTATATGTAAATTTGTGTTTTTTCGTTTCTTTATTACTTATATTACTTTTTGTTTCTTCCTTATCGCTATCTTTTGGAAATAACAATATAGGTAATACTACAATTAATAAAAAACATATTACAGCTATAATTCTTTTTTTCATAATTAACTCCAAAATATTATTTATATTTTATAAGCAGCCTAAAATAAATTTATTCATACTAGTTAAGTCGTTGCTCCCTTTTACTCTAGTTACTCATTGATATTCTGACTTTCCCGATATTGCTCTGCGACTGGTATCTTTGTAAATTCTACTGTGTTATTATGATTATTTTTAACCACTTCTTCTATTTCATCAATATCAACTCTAAAGAATTCTTTTCTATGATTTACTTTATTTAACTCTCTATCTCTAAAATGTCTATGTAATGTATTTTCTAATGCTGGAGCGTCATCACTAAATATCATTGCATGTACATCAAACTCAAAAGGCACAGAAGCGTCTCCTAATTCCTTAACTCGATCATAAGGCTCTAATCTACGTGTTAAGCCAATTTTATAAATTCCCTCTCCAAATGAGCCAATATTTGAAATTACATACACATAACCAGCTCTAGTATTAAGCTTTCTGTTTTCGACATCTTTTTTATCTTCTTCTAATTGTTTAATCTTTTCTTCTAGTTCTCTAATCTTATCAGCATACAATTCTTTTTCTATATCGCTTTTAGTTTTTTCTAAGCGTTTAAATAAACTTTTTATTTCATTGCCAAATTGTCTTTCTTCTTTTTCAATCTTTTTCTCTTGCTGTTCTAATTCTCTTCGAACTTTTTCTTCTTCTTTCATTTGCTCTTTTATTTCTCTTTGCAATTCTTTTTCTTGTTCTATTTTAATAGCACGTTCATTAATTAAATTTAATTTTTCTAATTTTATCTGTAAATATTCTCTAGTTATTTCAACTTTATCAACTTTATATATTCTGTTTAATGTTTCAAATGAACGAACGATTTTATTATGATAATTTTCATAGTTCTTAGCATTTAAACTACTAAATAAGTAATCACATTCAGTATTAAAAGCTCTTAAAATTTGTTTGATTTGACTATTTATATAAGACTTTTTCTCATCATAACCAGAATAATTAATAGCCCCATCATTTTTTAACATGTCCTTTTCATCCAATGATAACATGCTTAATTTATCTTTTAATTCTTTTGAAGTAATGTTTTCTTCAAAATGATTTACAAATATATCTTTTAGTTCTGAATTAAAAATTTTATCTTTAATATTATTATCTAACTCTTTTATTTTTTCTTGTTTAATATTTATTTCTTCTTTAAGTTTTTTATTCTCTATTTTAAGATTAGAAATATTATTGATAATTTTTCTTTTCTCTTCATTGATATTTGTTAGTTCCTTATCCTTATATTCCTGTATCTTAGTCATTTCATTTTCATATGTATTTTCTAAATCTATTCTTTTTCGATCTACTTCCACAGCTAAACTTAAAAGACTAATAAAAGTGTTACCATCACCCTTTGTCGTAAAGTCGATACTAGCGTTATAACGCTTTGACTGACGACCATATTCTAAGTGAACATAATATTTAAGCATTTTGTTTTCAGTGGTGTAATCTACAATATCACCTAAAGGGATTCGATATTTCAGACCATATCTTGTATTGATTACCGTTATGTTTTCAGCTGTCAAAAATATTGAAGATATTAAATTTCTATCTTTGCCGTTGTCTTTATAAATAAAGGTAGCAGTGTGAGAGTACACTACATTTTCAACTCCAAATACCGCTTTATAAGTCTCTAAATCTTTTGATATAGACATACTAAACCTCCAAATTAATTAATTAGTTTTTATTATAGCATTAAATATAATATTTTCTTTCATTTTTTTAAATATTACTTATATAAGTTGTTTTATACCATATTGCTAAATTGACAAGCTGGTTAATGCTGCAATCCTAATTTAGGACTGCACCCATGTATTAGCACATTCACAAATTGGGCATGTTCTCATGTTTCAAAAGGAATACTACTCATAGAGGAACGTTTTGTGTATTCCCATTGGGTAATAAAAAGGTCGTCGTGTTTCGCTACTCCCATTGATATCTGACTGAACGAATTACTCATGTAGCTACCGTCACAAATTGTTACATCCTCTTATGCGCTAAAATACTTCGAAATTGTAATTATCACTACGCAAATATATAAGTTAGACAAGACACATTTGGCTTTTCAGAACTTAGAGAACGAATATAGTCGTTTTCTGATTTACCGTTGATATATAAGTGATTAATTGAATACGGCCAACATTTCGGCTGTATTAACGCCTTCATATTTAGGGTGGTTAACGAGCTTATATATGAGCTCGTTAAGATGTGTAACATGTCAACATCTCAACTGGTTATTACGCTCACATTTGAGCATATTGAATGTATTTAGCTATTCAGTGCTATCACTGAGCTCACATTTGAGCCGATTAAATATATAGAGCTATTCAGTTATACACAAAAGGGTACCCCTAATTTGGGGAACCTTTTATTGTAATATCAAACCACTTTCTTATTTTTAAGTCACTGTTAAAATGTGGACTTATAGTTGCAGTCGATAACCTTATCGAATTATAAAATGTATAGTTTTGACAAGTTAAAAAGACTACATCTAACGGATACAGTCTTTTTAAAGGATACTCAATTTTGAGTAATACATTTCAGTAGATACGTTCATTATCTTTAAGAAAACTATAATTGTAAATAATAAACATATACTTTTGTGTTTATAAAAGGTTTATACATAATACTTTACATTTATTTTTGATTTCAGTATTATTTCTATGTAGTATCAAGACAAGAAGAAACCACTCAAAATGATGTTTAAAATCAAAAATAAAGGAGAAAGATGAATGAACCAAGAAATACATAACTTTAATCAAGACTTAGTAAAAACTATAAGTGAATCAATTTTTAAAAAAGAAATAACAAGTATTAAAAGATTAGAAGATATAGCATTTGGACTAAGATATAAAGAAAAAGATGCTGAAGATGTTCGTGAAATATTAAACATATTTTTTAAAGAGGGGATTATTGAATACCCATTACAAAACCTACGAATACAAGAAAACGACTTTCTTGTTAACATGCATAAAATAAACGAATTAGAACGCGAAAACTTAATCTAATTTATTCCAATTGCTTCATTAATATTGAGACTTAGAATCCTCAACAATTCTAAAATAGACATAAATGAATGATTTATTTTTGTGAATACTTCTTAAAAAATCCAATAATCCAATTAATTAAAAGTACGGTTAAAACACCAAAAACAAGCCCATCTGAATATAATCAGATAGGTTCTATTTAATCCTCTAACGGTATATCATCAACAATCATTGTTCTATTAGGATAGTTTTCTTTTATTTTATCTAGCTCTCTCTGTGTATTTTCTTCATCGCCCTCACTCCATTCGCCAATATTAACAATTACTGGCGTATCACCTGTAAACTCTTTTCTCTCAGTAAATAATTTATGATATTTTCCAAGCATATCACGAGCTTTCAAACGATCACTTGGCTTAATAGGAACTTCTACTAGCTGAACATATTCATTGTAAACAAGTTGCACTTTACCATTTTGTGGGTTTTCCTTATATTCACCACGTTTGACAACAACTTCCTTAGTTTCAGTTTCATCACCAATAGCTGAATTAGTTAATAGATGCAATAACTCGTTAGCGCTTAATACACTTTCATCTATAACTTTTTTCTTTTGCTCTTGGATGTAATCATTAATATGTTTCTTCTTTAATAAACGACATCCTGTAACGTGTGCCGTTTTAGGTGAATAGCCAGCTGTTATAGCGCTTTGTGTAACATTTAATGTTCTAATATATTCATTTACAAAACGTTCTTGTTTTGGCGTTAAATTTGTCATATAAACAACTCCTTATTATAAAAATTGCCTATCTCACTACAAGATAGGCATGCTATTTATTCTACAATTCTATTCTTTCTTGCAATTTCGTTAAAACTCTTGCCCTCTCTACTTTGATGTTGAATATTTTTAGATCGTGCGGAATTAGTAATACGGTTTAAACGTGCATATTCTTGAAGAGATTGCTCACTTTTATGCTTCTCTTTTTTATTTTCTTCTTCTACTTGATTATTGATTTCTTCGCTTATACTATCTACAATCTCCCAATCTTCATCAGATACATTAATGTTGCCTTCTTTATCATGTCCAGCTATTAAATCAGCTATAACGCCTCTATATAATTCATCTTTTTTATCCATTTTTACGCTCCTTTACAAACTTCATTTTTTGATTTGTACCTATAATTGGCAATTCACTATTAGAAACATAATAGTTTGGTGCATATTCTCTAAAATAAGGTCTTAGATCACTTCTTATTTGGGCATCTTCGTCGAAATTCTCGCGTCTATAAGGAATCGCATAACGTTCGAACTCCTCTGTGTATCGTTCGTTTAAATCATTAATTTCATCGATAATATCGTTGTATTGCTCAATGATTGGTTCAAATTTAGCTATTAGTTCTTGTTTTTCATCCTCATATAACTTGGGTAATTCAGATTGATGTTTAATCAATTCAATAGCTTTTTCTTTTCTAGTTTCATCAAATACTTCTTGTTTAGTAGTAAGACGTTTGTTAATAGCCTTTAATTGCTTTTCCTCTGTATCAGTTGTTTGATATAACTTATCTGCTTTATCATCTTCACCATTCGCTACTAACTGTTTATATTCATCTTTATCTGCTTTAATTTTAGCTTGCAAGTCATTACGTTGTTGTTCTAATTCATTAATTGCTTTACGTTGATTAGTAATAAACTGGTTGTATTCCTCAAAATATGCTTCTGTTTTCATTTAAACGCTCCTTTTATACTCGATAATAGATATCTAGCTTTAGTTTATATAGCTTGTAATATATTGCTCTTAATTCTGATTCATCAACACGATCACTTACAATTGTTTCAAGCCATTCAACTTGTTCCATGCTCGTATTGTGATGTGTAAGGGTATCTATAAAATCAATTAACTTTTGATCTCTATATTCATCAACTAGCATTTGATAATCATTAATATCCATATGCTTTTGACGTTTGTTTTCTTCTTTAATGGCTATTTCTTTTTCTTCATTTAAAGTGTATTGATGGATATACGACGATTGACGCTGTTTGTTTAACGGTATGTAGTCAAACGACTTCTCAATTTGCTTACTTTGTTGCTCTCTAATACGTGCGATATAATCATATAAATCACACTTAAAACGCTCTAATAATGTTGTGTCTGGTATGTGATAATTATTAATACTAGATTTGATAATACGCTTTTCTTTAGAAGTGTATTGATCTAAAACAGTATAAAAGTATTTTAAATATTGTTTACTCTTACGTTTATATTTAGCTAATCTATCTTTTTGTTCCATAATATCTATAGCTAAATGCTCTAAAGAAAAAGATTCATAATATATACTCCCCACCACTTTATCACCAACCAAATGAGGATATGTACGATCATACATTGATTCAATATCTTGCTCGATAACTGCAATCTTTGCATTTATATAGTTGGGATTGAATCTAGTTAACAACTCATAGTCACATACCATTTCACGTTTATAATCAGTATCTATAGTCATATTTCAATCCCCTAGATTTCCATTTCTTCAATAGCATCAATACGTGCTTGGCTACCCTCTATTTGACGTTGAATGCTATTGATAGCATTACGTCTATCAAGTTCATTCTCAATCATGTAATAGCCTCTGTGTGTCTTACTGTAGTTATATCCGATTGGATAATGATAGTTCAGTATTAAACTATTGATAGTTAAACGTAACCATCTTTCGTTTGTACGATTAACTGTCATACCTAATTGATTTAAAATATTTGTTTTAGTAATATATTTCTTAGACGTATTTCTTATCACATTGAGTACTTGGCGGTGTTCATCGGGTAAGTTGTACGTCTTTTCTTTTTCTATCATTTTTTGCATCTGTTTCACCTCACTTATTCAATTACTTTATACCTTAATTATACTAAATTTACACAAAAACGCAAACTAATGTTCGTTATTTAAATTTATTTAACTTACTATTAACATACGTCAAACCATTGTAATAAAAGCTTTATCAAATGATTTTCCAATTACATATAGAAATGTCACAAAAAGAACTAATGTTCGTTTCCACAAACTCGTACACCCTAGTGTATTTCTACAATAGTTAACATTTATTAGCTAAGTGAAGAAGTCACACAAGAGTATGTGACCTCTTTTTCTTACTATTTACTCAAACTGTAATATGCTTTTTTCAACTCACTTAACTTACGCTCTAACGCCTTATAATCGTCTTGTGTAGCATTCTCATCTTTTACAAATTTAGTAACCAATTTCAAGCCCTCAACGAGCTCACTTGCAGGTTCATTAATTCCAGTAGCTAACTGATATAATATTTCGATATTACCTATCACATCAGCATTACTAGACTGAACACCCTCAAGTTCTTCAACATTTAATCCACCCTCAATATAAGTGAACATATCAGTGTTATTACTTTCTGCGAATGTTTGTAGTCCATACATGAAATATTCATTTTCGAATAATTGACTTGCCATCATATCACTTATAGATAGGTGCTTATCATCGTGTATTTCAAAACCGTTATAATATCCCTCAACACTTCTTATTAGCCCCTCTGTGTGCTTAGGAGACGCTAATTCGAATGACTTTCTTACTTTGCAATCTTTAATATATACATGACCGAATAGCTTACCGTTCATCATCACATAAACCATATCAAATGGATCATTATATATTTTAAAAGCGAAGTGGTTATCTCTACTACTCTCTAATAATCCTGTGTAGTACCTTAATAACGTAGCTGCTCTTGTTTCAAATTGATTTGCGATAATTTCTATATTCATATTAATTCACTCCTTATTTAGTCACTCTCAGTAACATCGGTACCCATGAAGGCACTTCAGTTTGTTGTCCATATTCTGGGTAAGTAATAGCTAATGGTAAACTTGGCACTCTACCATCTAACAAATAGCGCATGACGTAGCTACCTCTATAAATTAGATCAAGTTGTTCTCCCTTAACTAACTCAATCAATGCATACATTGTGAGCTTATTCCAACCACTCCAAAATACGATATTCTTATCCTGATCATGTGTCACACTCGTTTTACCTTTATAATCATGATCTAATTCTTTAAATAAATCCTCTAACTGATAAATAGGAATTTCCTTATGTTCTTTTACATAATCGTACATATACTGTTTAAGTTGCTCTTTATCCATGTTTAACCTCCAAAACTTTTTTAATAATTTTTATTTAAAGTGGGTACTAGTCCCCAGTGTGTACCCATTTTATTTGTTAATTGGGGACTGCTGTAACCGTTGATATAACTTGCTTTGTTAAAAATAGTCCCCATAGTCACCATATTTATAAACAATAGTAGCTATATATCAAATTACAATTATCACTCTTTTAATTATTTATTATAAACACTATTTTTTATTGGGGACTTTGGGGACTAATCCCCAAAAAGTATTGAATTAATAGTGTTTATTAAGTCCCCAATTATTTCTATTTAGTGGGGACTGCTTGGAGACTTCGGGGACTTTTTTAATTGTATGGATTATGTGAATTAGAAAAATCAAAACCTAATTCTTTTACAATCTCATTTTTAATAGCATATCCTCTATTTTTTTGAGAGTTATACCTAACTTCTTTTTGAATTCTGTCTTTACTAGTTATTAAATAGCCTTTTTTATCCCATTGTCCTGTAATAGTTTGCATTTCATGACCTAATTTATCGTGTACAGTTTGACCTAATATACATAAATAATCACGTTTATATATAGCTTTGATATCACCATTTTTAACTTCACTATAACCATCACCAGCAATATTATTTCTATTCGCATCTAAATATTGAAGTAATTCTTCAAGCAGTTGTTTAGGTTTATCAATCGTTTTATTATTTCTAACCATGCTGTCATAAGCTTGTTCAATGATTTTAAAATGATCGTGTTCAAATCCCTCAATGTCATTTAGTATTTCTCCAGTAACCTGTAATAACGCAAATGCACGGCCTAAACGTTGCATGATTTCATTGCTACCTTTTTGATTAAAGTACCTTTGATAACTTTCAAATGCACTCTTATATGCCTCTTGTTTAGATTTATATTGCTTGATGAATGCTATGCCTAACGTTCCGTAGTTCTCTCGAAATGCCTTATCTAAAGTGGTGAAATCAAAATTATCTGGATATGGTTGATCCTGCAACGTTACAACACGAGCAGATACACCAGCTTTCTCGTCTGCCATATTAGAAATAGATGCCTCGCCTGTAGAAAGTAAGATGTTTCGCCATTCCTTTTTGGCATTAAGTGTTAAATTGATATTACTTCTTGATTTACTTTCACCACTTGAAAAATTGTAAGTTGCGTTAGCTACGAACTTTGGATGTGTATTACGTGTATCATCTTTAAACATTGGAAACGAATTTAAGAATGATGCCATTGCTTCAATACTATTATTAGTTGAACTCCAAGTAGTAATAAGATTACTTGTACCCCACACACTTGAAACTAAATTAAGTGTGAACGTTTTTCCCGTAGATGTACTGCCCGATATTTCTACAATAAAAGGCTGCAATTCAAATTCACGCAATAGTACAGAACCTAATGATGCATATAACATGACCATAACCATTGGCAGACTTTTAATCTTTGAAAACACATGCTCGGAGTAGCTTTCTAGGGTTCCTTTACTCTGGAAAGAATCAATTAACTTTTGAAAGCCTTTGTCATTATTAAACAACTTAATATTTCTATTTTTCATTTCTTCTTTATATGGATAAATAAAGTATCCTTTAACATGACCTAATCGAGTAGCTACTTTAATGTTTACTGGTGGATTGTACCTTTTAGATTTATTTATATAATCAACCAACCTAGTTGAAGTGGTAGAAGTTACATCAAACTTTCTATTAACCAACTTCAGTAATTGACGACTATCAGCTATCTCTTCAGCGCTTACTCCTAGATTCACCGGTATTTGATTATCATAAAAAAGCATGTTGTAACTTACTTCATTACTCTCAATATCTTCAAAACGTTCAGTAATTTGTGGAATCGTATTAGTAAGAAATATCTTTTTATCTGGTTCTCCATCTTTTTTACTAGGAATAATTTGATAGAGTGCCACACAATTTTGATGTTGTTCAATTTCATAACCTTTGGGAATAACTTCTTGAATAGCGTCTTTTTCTTGCTTAGTTTTCTCAATTTCGTGAAGAATATCATCTTTGGTTAATTCCATATACTTCCCCCTTTCTACTTATTACGATGTTTCTTTAAAATGGATTGAAATGTAGCGTTTATTTCACGTTCTTTTAATGGTGGATTACACGCATTTTGTCCCCATAGCAAAGCATACGAGTATACAATATATTCATTAACATGTCGGCTGAACAAATGTCCTATTAGACTTGCTAAAGAATTATTACGATTGCCCTTTGCAACCGAAAAACTAATATCACGCCAATAAGTATCATCACGCTTATTAAAGTTAGTTATACTTGGTTGATCTGTTTGTATATTCGTTTCTTTTGACCATTTTTTAAGCATTTCAACATTCAAAATGGGAGCATCATTATATTGATGTAAGAACGGATATTTACCTTTTATATATACTGGTAACGCCATTGCTCTACTAGGTTGAAAACTTCCTTCATCTACTTGATGACCTATCTTACTCGCTAATACTTTTGTATATTTACGGTACTCGTCTGCGCTTATACACTCACTCAAAGGGATATACAGGCGTACTCTAGGACTTTCTGTCCGATGGTTAAACGTTGTGTGATACATCCATGCAACCCCTTTTAAAGTCTCCGTAATTGCATCATGTAGTAGTCTCAACTTAGGAACGTCGTCGTAGTCCAGGACTAGGACATCACGATAAATAACATTTTCGTCTTTGCGATACTTCTTATATTCATTACCATTTTCATCAGTATCGTCTTTCATATCACCATAAATAGCAACACCACGAGCATATTTATTAATATTATTTTGTGGAATTGATAATCTATTAACTAACTCGCTCCATTTAGGCTGCGAAAACTGTTTAAACGATCTTGAATCCAAACTTTCATACCAAATCACTGAAACTTGGGTATCATACTCTAAATTAATTTCGTTCAATTTTTTACACCTCTAGGAATAACAGAACGGTGATGTTATAATTACTATGTGTAATTTCTAAATTACTCTGTTATTAATATATTTAATCTATGCGTTTAGTGATTCCTCGCCAAAGTTCTCACTAGACGCATTTGTTTTGTCTAATTCGTCTAATGCTCTATCATGAAATGTAGTAATCTCATCATTCATAAAATTTACATCTTTCAATATCGAGTTAAGCACTGACATCAATACATAATAGTTCTGATAGTATTCTTTTAACACATATGATTCCATTACTTTACCTTGTGCATCTAAGTGAGATCTAAATCGTTCATTACTATCCATGTGTTCACCAATCATTGTTATAACTGTATTTATTTTTGTGTTTAATTCTGCCTCTATCACTTCATTTTTCATTTGTTTAATATTTTGTTTTAAATTACTCATTTTATTATTACTCCTCTTCATAATCGAAATTATTTTCAATTTGTTGTAATGCCCACTCGATTATTGCTTGCAAGTGTTCCTCACGATCTAATGTTTCAGTCCATTCATTATTTCCTTCTTTAAAACGATGTTTATATTCTGTTCTTTCATCTTTAGAAACAGATTCCAATGTATTATAAATATCTTGAATAACATCTTTTTGTTCTTGTTCCATTTCCTATACACTCACTTTCTTATCTTTAAGTTCGACGATTCTATTAATATTTAGTTCCATACACGCAATTGCGATGTTAGGACTAACTTCAGGAAAGTGCTTCTTAAATGCATCAGGTGCAATATTTAAAAGTATATTTCCTTCAACATCTTTCAAATTAAACCAGCCAATGACGCTCTTTGTAATTACTACTTGTTGTTTCATTCCTTTATCCTCCTAAATTGTGCTAAGTAATTTCTTAACATTAATCTGTTTTAAATCATTGTTGTGTATATCCATGTGAGATGTGATTTTCTCCATAAATTCATCTACATCAGATTTCTTAAATCGGTATGTGCTGCCTACCATGTAATACTTGAGCCCGTTATTAATAAGTAGATCCTCAATAGTTGGTTTACTTAAATTCAGGTATTCAGATAATTCTTTGTAGGTCATGAAATATTTATCATGCACTAACTCGTCTACACGTTGATTAATTGCTTGTTCTAATAATGCACGTGCTTCTTGTTCATCAATATTGATACTAAACATTGTTTTAAACCTCCTTTGTTCTGTATACGAAAAGGTCTTCCATATCAACATTTAAATTATCCGCTATTTTCTTTGCCATTTTAGGACTGGGATCAGCCTTTTTATTCACTATTAAACTTAAATAAGAAAGAGAAATATTACTATCTTTGGCAAAACTACGCAAAGTGTGACCTTTTTTTGCTATCAAACCACGTAATTCAAGAACTTTTGTTTCCATCAATTTAATCACCTCTCATTGTTACTCTTTTTAGTAACATTTTTATTCTACAGCACAAATATAAACTATATTAAGTAACAATGCAAGTACATTTTTAAAAATGTTATCTTTTTTTGTTACATTTATGATAAAATCACTTTGAGGTGATTACATATGAATCAAGAAGGAACATTAGGACATGCCATAAAAAGCGCTAGAAAAAATTATCCGTTAACGCTAGAAGAATTAGGCGAAAAAGTAGGAGTGAGCCACGCTTTCTTATCACGCGTCGAAAATAATAAAATCACTCCAAATGATAAATTACTTGTCAAAATCGCTAATGTATTAGATTTTAATGAAACCCAAGATTTTTTAAATGAATTTAGAATATTAGCGGGATATTACGACAATATAGATGAAAATACTGCTATTTTTAATAACTTAAAATCTAGTGGTAGATTAGAAATAAATAGATTTAAAAACGAAAAGAAGATTGTTGATAAACCATACTATAAACTGAATTATTTATTTGAAAGTGAAAATAAAGTTTTCTATGATATAAAAATGTCTGAACTTGGTGAAAAGCTTGTAACTATTGAACTACCAACTGACATCCTTCACGAAATTTATAAAATGATAAACTTAGAAATTATAAAAACAATTAAAAATAACTCTAAACTTCTTAAAAGCATTGAAAATCCTCAAGTGATTATGGAATATCAAAAAGAAATGGAAAAAACTAGAAAAGAATTCACTGAGTATCTTGAAAAATCACTTTCAACTTATGATATTGATAGTGTGATGAGTGAATTATATGACGATGAATATCTAATATAAGCAGGTGATTAAATGGCAAGCTATGACCAAATCGCTAAAAACAACTGGCGTTATCGTATTTCACTAGGAAAAAATGCAGAAACTGGCAAATATGAATACATATCTAAGACTGGATTTAAACGTAAATCAGACGCTAAACATCAAGCTGAAATGATTGAACGCCAATTAAGAAATGATGACTATATCGCACCTTCTTCTAGCACATTCAAACAGGTAGCTGATGATTGGATTAAACAATATGCTAATGATGTAAAAGTAAGTAGTGTCAGAGCACGTGAGAAAGCCATACAGCACGCCATAGAGCGATTTAATAATAAACCAATACAAACTATCAAGAAACATGATTATCAGCGCTTCGTGGACGATATGAGCGCTCAGTATAGCAAGAATTATGTTGATAGTATCGTAGCCTCTACAAATATGATATTTAAGTATGCGTATGAAATGCGATTAATAAAAATATTGCCTAATGAGGGTATTAAACGACCTAAAAAGAAAGTAAGTGTGGAAGAATTAGAGGATATTGAGATACACAAAAAGTTTCTTGAAAAAGATGAATTATTTCAATTCTTGGAGGTTGCTAAATATTACCATTCGCCACAAAATAGCTTTGAAGTATTTACCACATTAGCATATACAGGCATGCGTGCAGGCGAATTATTAGCATTAAAATGGTCTGATATAGATTTCGAGAACAACACAATTAGTATTACTAAGACTTATTACAATCCGAATAATAATAAAAAGCATTATCAGATACTTACACCGAAAACTGAAAGCTCAATCGGTAAAATATCAGTAGATCCCCACGTGATTCAATTACTCAAAGATTATAAGGTAAACGTCCAGGATACATGGAAAAATGAGTTCTATGTATATAATAATTTCGTATTTACTGATGTGAATGGTTATCCACTTGTGATTAAAAAGCTGCAATTATGGATAAAAGCCATACTTAAAAAGACTGACATAACGAACAAGCAAATAAGTACTCATTCATTCCGTCATACACATTGCGCCCTACTTATAGAGGCTGGCGTACATATCAAGGAAATACAAGAAAGACTACGCCACAAAGATATAAATACCACAATGAACATCTACGCTAAAATTACCAACTCATACAAAAAAGACGCTTCCCACAAGTTTAGTCAACTCATGGAAAACGTCTCAAAAGAATTATTTTAAATGTCCGTTTAGTTCAGCTGAATCAAACGGCATTTTTTATTCTCTGGATTTTTATGTCATTATTATGTCACGATAAATTGTTAAACGTCTTTAAAACAAAGTTTATTGGCGTTTTTACATCATACCTGGCATGCCACCCATTCCAGGTTGTTCATTATTTTCTGGCTCTGGAATACTAGCAACGACTGCTTCAGTTGTTAAGAACATAGCAGCTACACTTGCTGCATGTTGTAACGCTGAACGAGTTACTTTAGTTGGATCTACTATACCTTCTTCTAACATATTAACCCATTCATTTGTTGCTGCATTGAAACCAACGCCCGCTTCAGCATGTTTTAAACGTTCAACAATAATTGAACCCTCTAATCCTGCATTTTCAGCAATTTGTCTAACAGGTGCTTGTAATGCTTTTAATACGATATTAACACCCGTTTCAACATCACCTTCTGCTTTAATTTCACTTACTTTTTGATATATATTGACTAACGCAGTACCACCACCAGCAACGATACCTTCTTCCACCGCCGCACGTGTTGAATTTAATGCGTCTTCAATTCTTAATTTACGTTCTTTAAGCTCTGTTTCACTTGCAGCCCCTACTTTGATAACAGCTACGCCGCCAGCTAGTTTTGCCAAACGTTCCTGTAATTTTTCTTTATCAAACTCTGAATCAGTTTCTTCAATTTGTGCTTTAATTTGACCTACACGAGCATCAATATTATTTTCATCACCATTACCATCTACGACTGTTGTATGATCTTTAGTCACTTCAACTTTATTAGCAGTACCTAGCATATCAAGAGATGCATCTTTAAGTTCTAAACCTAAATCATCAGTAATGACTTGAGCACCAGTTAATATTGCTAGGTCTTCTAACATTGCTTTACGTCGATCACCAAATCCTGGGGCTTTAACTGCTACAGCAGTAAATGTTCCACGCATACGGTTTAAAACAATATTAGTAAGTGCATCGCCTTCTACTTCATCCGCAACAATTAAAATTGGTCGACTAGCCTGCACAACTTGTTCTAATAATGGAAGAATATCTTGGAATGATGAAATTTTCTTATCCGTTACTAATATATATGGACGTTCTAATTCAGCTATCATTTTATCTGAGTCAGTTACCATATATGGTGATTGATAACCGCGATCAAATTGCATTCCTTCAACTACTTCTAATTCTGTATTAAACCCATTTGATTCTTCAATAGTGATAACGCCATCGTTACCTACTTTATCCATTGCTTCAGAAATGTAGCGACCGATTTCTTCATCTGCTGCTGAAATAGCTCCAACTTGCGCTATCTCGTTCTTATTTTCAACCTTTTGAGAAATCTCATGAAGCGCTTCTATAGCCACTTGCACTGCTTTGTCAATACCTTGTCTTAAGCCTACAGGATTTGCACCACTTGTAACATTCTTAAGACCTTCCTGAATCATTGATTGTGCTAAAACTGTTGCTGTAGTTGTACCGTCCCCAGCGATTTCATTTGTTTTATTCGCAACTTCCTGCACTAATTTTGCACCCATATTCTCATATGGATCTTCTAACTCTATTTCCTTAGCAATTGTTACACCATCGTTGGTAATTAAAGGTGTTGTGTAATCCTTATCTAGAACCACATTTCGCCCTTTAGGTCCAATTGTAACCTTTACAGCGTTTGCTAATTTATCAACACCACGTAACATTGCTTGACGCGCATCTTCAGAGAATTTAAGATCTTTTGCCAT